TGATAAGCGTGTTCGTCGTAAAATCGAATATCGCCCAACATTTCACCTTCTTAGCCAAGAGCAAACTGATATAAAGACTCTGAGCGGCGAGTCTGTTAAACCAATTCAACCAGGAACTATTCCTGATTGTCGTGAATTTCTAGAGAGGTATGAGAGTGTCGATAATTTCCCTATTTTTGGCAATAATCGTTTTGAGTATGCTTATATTGCCGATACTTATCCTGACGATATTCTGTGGGATGTTAATAAAATTAGCATCGCTTATATTGACATCGAGGTCGGATCTGAAAATGGATTCCCAGAACCTAACGACGCCAACGAGTCAATCACAGCCATCACTATTAAACTCAAGGGTAATTATTTTGTGTTTGGTTGCGGTGATTATGTCAAGCATCGTGACGATGTGCACTATGCGCACTGCCGAGATGAATCAGATCTACTACGAAGATTCATCGACTTCTGGTGTAGATTCCACCCCGATGTAGTTACTGGTTGGAATATCGAGTTCTTTGATATTCCATATCTGATCAATCGCATCACCAAACTCTTTGATGAGGATGAAGCCAAGAAGTTATCACCTTGGAATAAACTGCGCCCATACAAAACTGTTAAGTTTAACAGAGAATTAAACTCTTATAGCATCGATGGTGTGGCTGTTCTTGATTACATTGAACTGTATCGAAAGTTTACATACTCCCAGCAAGAGTCTTATCGACTAGACCACATTGCGCATGTTGAGGTTGGAGAAAAGAAAGTCGATTATTCTCAGTTTGAAAGCCTACATCAACTCTACAAACACGACTATCAGAAGTTTATTGAGTACAATATCAAGGATGTTGAACTAGTCGAAAAACTTGAAGACAAGATGAAACTTCTTGAGTTGGCGTTGACTCTTGCTTACGACAACAAAGTCAATTACGAAGATGTGTTCACTCAGGTTCGCATGTGGGACGCAATCGTCTACAACTATCTCAAGAAGAAAAATATTGTTATTCCTCAGATGAAACGAGGAGAAAAGAAGTCTGCCTATGAAGGCGCATATGTGAAAGATCCTATTCTTGGTATGCACCAGTGGGTTGCTTCGTTTGACTTAAACAGTCTGTATCCGCATTTGATTATGCAATATAACATCTCGATGGAAACTCTTCTAGAGCCAGCGAAGTATACGGATGAGATGAAACAGTTTATTGCCACCAAGAAAATTAATGTTGATACGCTCTTGAGTCAGCAGATAGACACCAGAGAACTAAAAGACTCTAATGTTGGGATTACACCAAACGGTCAGATGTTCAGTAACAAAGAACAGGGTGTGATGCCCGAGATTATGGACACGATGTACAAAGACCGTACTCGTTACAAAAAACTTGCCATTGAAGCCAAAAAGAAAATAGAAACAGTTCTTGAGGACAAGAATCAAGTTGAGTATCTTGAGAAGCAAGTTGCTCGATACAACAATCTGCAGTTGGCAAAGAAAGTTACTCTAAACTCTGCTTACGGTGCGCTGGGCAATCAATACTTCCGCTTCTTTGATATTCGTATCGCCGAGGGCATTACTACAGCGGGTCAGTTGTCCATTCGTTGGATTGAGCAGAAGATTAACAAGTATATGAATTTGCTGTTGAAGTCTGGTAATGAGGATTATGTCATTGCTTCTGACACTGATTCGATTTATCTGAATATGGGTCCGCTGATTGAGAAACTTTATCATGACACTTCTGACACAAAGAAGGTCATCAAGTTTATGAATAAAGTTTGCGAAGAAAAGATCCAGCCGCATATTGATGCTTCGTATCAAGAACTAGCAGATTATGTCAATGCGCATTCACAGCGTATGGAAATGAAGCGTGAGTCTTTGGCTGACAAAGCCATCTGGGTCGCTAAGAAGAATTATATTCTTAATGTCTATGACAGCGAAGGTGTTGCGTACGCAAAACCAAAACTGAAGATGATGGGTATTTCTGCGATTAGATCTTCAACTCCTTCCGCCTGTCGCGTTAAGATTAAGGAAGCAATCGATATTATCATCAATAAATCGCAGGATGACTTGCATGTGTTTATTGAGAAGTTTCGCAAGGAGTTTAAGACGCTGCCTATTGAAGATATTGCATTCCCTCGTAGCGTGAACGGTCTAAAGGAATATTCAGATGAGAACAACATCTATCTGAAAGGCACACCGATTCATGTGAAGGGTGCACTAGTCTATAATCACTTGCTGAAGAAGATGAACCTGACTAAACGATACCAGTTAATTAAAGAAGGCGAGAAGATCAAGTTTATCTATCTCAAACAACCTAATCCGTACAATAACAATACTCTTGCATTTTTATCTGGTTTGCCGAAACAGTTAGAGGCTGAGCAGTACATTGATTATGATCTTCAGTTCGAGAAGTCATTTCTTGAGCCTTTGGATATTATTCTTTCTACGATAAATTGGCACACTGAAAAAATCGACACACTAGATTGCTTTTTCGTGTAAAATACTATACAATACATATATCGTCAACAAGGAGACCGCTAATGAGCCTGTTAGATAAACTCAAGAAAAATACAACTATCAAGGATACTGCTATTCTTGCAAAATCAATCTTCTTTGAAGAAAAGGATATGGTGCAGACCAGCATTCCTGCTGTTAACATTGCCCTTTCTGGTTCAATTGACGGCGGTTTTACTCCTGGTCTCACAATGTGGGCTGGTCCGTCAAAGCACTTCAAGACTGCGTTCAGTTTGATTATGGCGAAAGCCTATCAGGACAAGTATCCTGATGCCGTTGTTCTTTTCTATGACTCCGAGTTTGGTACTCCGCAGTCTTACTTCCAAAACTTTGGAATTGATAAAGAGCGCGTGATTCACACTCCAATCACCGATGTCGAGCAACTGAAGTTTGATATCATGGCTCAGTTGAGTCAGATCGAGCGCGGCGAGCGCGTCATGATTCTCATTGATTCGATTGGTAATCTTGCTTCGAAGAAAGAAGTTGAGGATGCTCTTGACCAAAAGTCTGTTGGTGATATGACTCGAGCGAAGCAGATTAAGTCGCTGTTCCGTATGGTCACGCCGCATCTCACGATGAAGGATATCCCGATGGTTGTTGTCAACCACACCTATATGGAAATCGGCATGTTTCCTAAAGCGATCGTTGGTGGTGGTACAGGCTCATACTATTCTGCAGATAACATCTTTATCCTTGGTCGTCAACAAGAAAAGGATGGCGCAGATTTAATTGGATACAACTATATCATCAATGTCGAAAAGTCTCGTTATGTTCGCGAGAAGTCAAAAGTTCCTGTGACTGTTCGATTTGATGGCGGTATCTCGAAGTACAGCGGTCTCCTAGAGATGGCTCTAGAATCTGGTCATGTAACAAAGCCGAAGAATGGCTGGTACGCAAAGGTCAACACCCAAACTGGTGAAGTTGAAGGTAAGAACTGGCGTGAATCCGAGACCGAGTGCGAAGAGTTCTGGGATTCTATTCTCGGAAATGTGACATTCAAGGATTGGATTCGCGAAAACTACTCCTTCGGTTCGGCTGTAACTGCACCCGAGGACGAAGATGTTTAACGAACTACTAGCGAAAATCCAGTTCTGGAGAGCGAAGAACCTAAAGTTAGGCAAAGATTATGACTTCTTTTTAGATCTTTCTAATCACGAAGCACTTGCAATTAAAATCTTGAAGAAGTATCCTGGAGTCATCATTGAGTATACAAATATTCATATGTCTACCGATACAAATATGTCGTATGACTTGACTGTAATTGCAAATCCAAATCTTCACGATACTGATTCCAAGAAGTTTCAAGACTTTACTATGAAGATATTTCGTAGTATACTTCTAGGGTCCATTGAACATATTGAAAAGGATAAGAATGAAAACCGAAACACTGATACTGTCGAATCTGATTCGGAACGAAGCATTCATGAGGAAGTCGTTGCCGTTTCTGAAGAGCGAGTATCTGACCGAAAGCCACGAAAGAAAACTGTTCGAAGAAACAAAACAGTTCGTTCTGAAGTACAACAGTCTACCTCCGATAGCAGCGATTGAGATTGCTCTTAAAGAGTCAACCAAACTCACTGAAGTTGAATTAAATAAGTC